TGTCAACAGCGCCGAACCGAGCAAGTATATCGCCGCGCATACCGTCAAGACCAACACCGATAAGGCGAGAGACCCGCTTCCTATCGGCAGGTGTACCAAACCCCTCAACAACATTTTTAAGTGCAAGACCATATCCACTAAGAAGTCCCTTCCCCTGATATTTAACTTCAGAAGCTAGAAATGGTATGTCAGTAAGAGCTGAAATTGTAGCACCGCCCAATTTAGCCATATTCTGAATAGCTCTTGTTACGGCACCGATCAAAGCTCCTGATGGATTAATAGCCACTCTGGTGGTACCGTCAATTTCTCTAAAGATAGCATCAAGAAACCTTGCATTAATACCATCAATCTTCTTTGGATCTTTTCGATACCGTGCCCTAAGATCTTTCCTTACAGTATCAAACATAGCACGTGGATTTGTACCAAGGCTCTCCATCAAGGCTGTATTCTTAGCTGCTCTCTCAATCCCAAAGACAAATTGCTCACGTAATGCGGCACCACCAAAGTCATCGTTATAGTCCATCCAGTCATCAGCTGTCTTAAAGTGAAGTACACGATCTTGGCTTATTCGTTTTGCCAAATTCCCAGGGCCCTTAAATCCTAGAAATACATCACCTGTTGCATCACCACGATACTTAAGATGTACACCAGTACTAAGACCCTCATAGATACCACGTAAGAAGTCATCATACTTATCTGGTGACACGCCTTCAAAGGTCTCGTCAGCGAGGCGTGGCAATACCTTATCTCTCCACGCCTCAAAACCTGCCTTCCTTAACGCCCGCTGATCATGACTTTGTCTAACAATATATCCAGGCAGTTTACGAATAAATGCACCTGCCCTGTTTTGACGGTCAACGAGAAGGTCCTCATATTTTCGAATAATTTCAGCAATCCCTTGGGCTTTCTTATTACCACTTATTCCAGGTTTCCCCTGGTCCCTAAACTCCCACAGCTCTCTTGCTACATCGCGCTCTATAGTTCGATTATTAAAATGTACAAGAAGATCAGCCTTTTCTAAGTCGTCAACAAACCTACCAAAATGCTCTTCCATAATCGCATGCCCTTGCGCGGCAATAGAGAAGCGGCCACCAGGACGTGGGTTATTAATACCTGCTAACATTGCCTCTAACCCTAAACCAGGGTTGTCATCATAGATGCCTTGCACAGTATCCAAGACTCGTTGACGTACAACTAAATTCATTAATTGATTACGCTTTTCTAATATAGCAGCCTCAACCATCTCTTCAGCCATAGTGTCGGCTTCTCTAATAATCTGGAGATCAATAGCATCGACCCGGCCCTCAGCCCGCTTAGCTCTAAGTCGGCGTTTTAATTCTCCGATAACCTGTTGAAGATCATCAGCAGAAAGATCTTTAACATCTTTACGAAGAGCTTTTAAGCAATCATTAGTTGGCATTACGTTACCGCCAATTCAGAAAGTCTACCAGCTAAACACCTGGCATATTTACGAAATTGAACTGCATTAACTTGAGTTGCCTCAACAAGCTCGTCTAGTTTTATTAAATCAGACATTGCATGTCTAACTCCTGAAGCTACATCAGCATCAGCTAATTCAAGTTGCTCGAACATTTCGTCAAACTGATCTTGAGCATCTTTGAGAAGCCCTCTTGCCTGGTCACTTCCAAGGGGCGCGTTTAAATCTTCAGGAGGCTTAAATCTATCTGCAAGTTTAGCATTCCACTCATCTTTAACTGCTGTAGCCTGGGCATCAAAGAGTGCTGCCTCCCTCTTAATTTCGTCCAACCGTCTTTTTTGTCTTTTTGAGTCCGCCATTTTCTTAATCTGTTGAAAGCCGATTACAGAGCCATCGTCAAAGACAACAGGTCTACCATCAGGCATCAGACCTACATTATGATTTGCATTAGCATCCTCTAAAAGAAAACCCTGCTTACCCAGAAAACGCCTTAATTGCCGAAATTTTCCCTGTGGCATACCTTTCTTATCAATACGCTGTTCAACGACAAAAATAAACTTATTTGTCCTTCCTTGAAAAAGTTTATCAGGCATAAAATCAGGCCGATTAAAAAATTCACCGGCTATTGGTCCTCTACGCTCCTTTTTTGGTTTCTTTATCTTTACAACAATATCTGGATGATCATCAAAAAGGACAGTTCGAGTCTCAACACCAGCACGAATTCTATCACTCCATGCTCTACCTTTGATCCCAAGTTCATGTAACATAACAGCAAGCTGCTTTGCATCGGCTGACCCCATGCGAGGATTAGTTGTAAACAAACCACCGTCGCCAATTGTCATCTTACTTAATTCTCTAGTCATCTTTTGAATTTGTGGAGGCATACGAACATTAGGAGCAACTATTACGGGTGTACCAAAATGACCGGCAAAAGCTGCTCTGCCGGCTGTATCTAAGTCAGGAATTGGAAAAGCATTATTTTGACCTCTAGCAAATACAAATTCATCAAAAGACTTATCGAGAGCTGCTATAGATGCTATATCAACCTGTTCATCCTGTGAAAATTGTGCTACAGAAGCCCTCACTAAGTCCTCACGAGTCTCAGGTCTAGCACGACTGCCTTGACTTGAGATCCGAGCCTCTTCAATTAATTGAGCCCGCTTCTTCCCAAAAGCTGCTCCGCCCACAACGTGAAGGCCACTACCAAGAAGGCTACCAATAGTAATATTAAGAACAGAAGACGCGAATCCATAATCAGCTTGCTCCAAACTAGTTGACGCTAAAACAATGGGTTCTACGAGAGCTGCACCAACGGCACCTTCAATCGCGCCACGCGCGGCGCGTGCTCGAGTCACGCCGAATCTACTCACAAAAGAAAGGAATCTTGCCTCTCTAAGAACTGGTACAAACGCCGAGGCTATATTAAGCGGGTCTTTAGCAGAAGCAGCAAGACGAGCAAGAAAAATTGCCCCATGCCCAAAAATATTGGTATCGACTCGATCTAACTTATTACGTTTTTTAAGCTCTTCTTTTTTACGACGTATTAATAAGTCAACAAATCCTGTTCGTTCAGGTTTTTCAAACTCTAGTCCAAGTCCTTTACTTCGTGCGTTAGCTTCTTCAACAGAAAGAACTGGATCCTCAGTCTCTGGCGCAGGTACAGGCTCCATTAAGCCCATCTCATCATAAGGAGAGACCTGAAACGACTCAATTCCCTCGCGTCTACGTTGAGCCTCGAATAAACGGCCAAGGGCAACAAGCGGATTAAACTGTTCTGATTCCTCCGCAAAGGCAGTAGCCATCGCTGTAGACAGAGGGGTACGTACTAAGTCAAAGGCACCTTTCTGAGTCGTCTGAGGAAGTCCCTGTGGGCCTGCTAATTGAAATGGTCTAACCACCAGTACCTGCTCCGCCCAATGGTGACTCTGCCCTAGAACCTGCACCAAACCTAGGATCAAGTAGATTTGCTGCCTCAGCTTGGCTAAAGTTCATAGAATACGTTCGGCCACCTTTATCTACAACAGGATGTACAAGGCCCTCATGTCTACCGCCCAAACGGAGCATAAGTTGTAAACCACTCATATTCTCAGAAACGCCCCAAAAGAAGTTATCGTCATTCAGTCCAGAATCAAGCATAAACTCAATACGGTCCTCTTCTGATATAACAGAATCTGGCACAAATCGAGAGTTAAGTGGGGCAAAGTCAAAAGGTTCGCCAGTCACTGGGTGCAAGCGTATAAGATCTATGTTTGATATGACGTTATTAGCGTAGTCAATAACAAGATCAGTGTCTATTGGCACGCCGCCAATTTTACGCGGTACCACATACTTATCTGCGATCTCATAATGATCATAGATAAAGTCTTTGGCAGCTTGTTCAACTGCATCATCAGCATCTATCTTACGAGTTGCCATCATTGACAAAGCAATTAAAGAAACCCCACGAGCTAACATAGTAGCGTGTTTTAAGTTTTCACCTAGAGGCGTACTAGCCATAACTGCAGTAAAATAGTCATCAAGTTCTGCTTGTGCCTTAGTCTCGATATCTAGCATTGTAGTGCCATCAGGTAGTATACGTTTAATATCTTCAGGTTTAATATCAATGGCGTTAGTTATCTGATGGAATAGTGGCTCTCCAATATAATTAAGTGCAAACGCATGAAGTGGCGACAAATCGCCTTCCTGAAGCTGTACTATAAGTTGATTGTAAGGGTTAATAGTGTCGTCACCAACTTTCAACTCAAAGTCCATCTGTTGTTTTATTGCAAGGATACGCTTCTCAAGGTTAGCAGGTGCCTCTTCTTGAAGCTGGAAAACCAAACTGTCTCGTTCTGGATTAGTAAGAAACCTAATCTTAGGCGCTGACAACCCCTTTTTACGCTGTAAAGCTGCCGACCTCGCCACATAATTCTTAAACTCTTCTGGTTTATCTGCCGTTAATGCCTTAAGTCTTCCAACATCACTAGAATTAGCTGACGTATACGCTGCAGGATCATCTAGAAATAACTGAAAATCTTTTATGGCTTTTTTCTTAACTGCATTTTGTATTGCTAACTCAGACGCAAAGTCATCACCTTGAGGCTTAAGGTCCTTAACAATGACGTCCGCCTCCTCAGGGTTAGCAAATTTAAGGCGGTCACCAACAGAGTAAAGAGTACGAGCTTGCTCTAGAGCCTTTCGATACCTCTTAGCAGCTACAACTCCACGTTCACCGCCAAACGCCTCTTTAATGCGCTTCTCACTAAGTTGCACTGCATTAGTTCCAGTATTCTCCATTGACGCTAGGTTATCTTCCATAGCGGTCGTTACAGAATCTTGCTCGATAGCAGATAATTCACCAATTTTACCAAGAGCTGAATTTCTTAAAGATGCCATTTGCCTTGGCGTAAGAAACTCGTCAAATTGTTTATCTTTTAAAACCTTAAGGGCCTTCACTGGATCTTTCTCTATAAGACCCCGAACAGCTGACTCAGCTAATGTCTGATCTATCCGATCTTTTATCTTCTCAAACTGTTTAGGATCAAGTTGATCTACAATACGTGTTAATGATGTTATAAGGACCTCTCTTGACGAGTCAAATAGAGCTGGATCACGACCCACTGTATGTGAAGCTTGGTTTAATGCATTATTAAGATTTCTAATATGGTTACTAGATCGTTCAGCAAGCTCAAACTCTAGTGCGTTCGTTTGAAATTGCCTCCTAAACTGCGATATAGCACGACGGGCAATCTCAAAGGATTCCTGCGTAGGAGCAGCTTCAAGAGTTATACCTGCTGTACTATCGAAGTCAGAAAGTAACGTATTAGCAAAACCAACGGCACCGGGTTCAACGGTGTTTTTTGCATTAAGAAATTTTTCAGTAAATTCAGCCTGAGTACTTGTTACTGAGTCTGTAATAAAGGAGGCCTCTTCAAGGGCTAATGCCTGCTCTGTCTTTTTAGCAATAAATTTAGCGAAAGCCTTACCAAAATCAGTGCCGCCGCCAAAGGCTGGAGCTTTTTGCTGGCCACCAGCTTGGGCTGAGGGCTTAAATTTTGAGATTACTCTACTACTTTGAGCCATTTAATTATTACCCGCTAACAAGACAGGATCACCAGTACCCTGAATCTGTGGTCTCCTTCTACTTTGGAGACTACCAGCACCAGTTAATAGTGTACTACCTGCCTCAAGAAAGCTTTTTTGCTCAGCAGCCGCGCCTCTAAGAGTCGCTGATGTAGCCTCAGCCTCAAAGCCTAAGGCCTTAATATCACCTTCACGAAGAATAAGCTGCTGATTATATCGATCCTCGACAAAGTCCTCAGTAGCAAGAATAAGTGGAGAACCTTCTAAAGCTGTACCAGCAGCTAAACGCCTAGTGAAATTTAACTCACGACGGATCTTACTTGCCCTGGCATCTTGCTCAGCCTTTATTACTGCATTTTGTTTGGCTAGAGTAGCATTACGAATAGCTATATCTCTATTATAACTTTCAAAATTTGAAGTAGATCTTCCTGCGCCTACACCAGTAGCGGCACTTAAGATGAACCCACCAACAGTTAAAATATTGCCATAAGAAACAGCGCCGAACAATGGGGCTGTAAATGCAGTTGCTTCAAGGAAACCTGTCATGGGAATAACTTCCTGTACCTATAGAATAGCTCTTTATTAGGCCCGTACCAGTCTAAAGAACTTTCAAGCTCGAATCCTAGCCACTTAATTAAACGTATACTCACCTCGTTATCCGCCCTAACGGTAGCCTGAACTCGATGTAATCTTAGTTCACCTTGAGTATATTGTAACCCCTTAAGAAAAGTTCTAGCAATAGCAATACGGTGTTTTTCTGTCGCGTCACTAAGCATGCACCAAACTTCACCGACACCTTCCCAATGAGCGTATACTCCTCCAAACCCTATAACTAAACCACCATCCAGGCAAGTAAACCCTAAGCCGTTTTCAGCATACTTTATCGCGGCATTTTTACAAATTTCGTTGTCAAATGCGACTAGTCTCTCATCATTATGTATTAAGTTGCCTTTAATTAAATCTACATGGTACGGATCAAACTTTACAAGCCTGGTCACTATCTATCCCCGATTTGGATCCTATAAATAGTAGATAATAGCGTTAATGGTAATGGTTGAGTCTGTTGTACAATAATAGTAAGATCCCGTTTCCAACCAGCAGGAAATCCAACGTCCTTATCACCAGAAAATAATGGAACTGATGAACTCATTGGGTCATTAGTCTTTCTAAATTCTTGTTGTGTCAGGTCAGCTCTGTCCTGGCCATAAGAAAATCCTATGGTATTGTGTAAACGAAAAATTACGTTAGAGATAGACTGCAGTTGACCGTCAGAATTTACACTACGACTTTGTACATCAATAGGTAATGATTCAATATCTGTAATATACCCTAGACCAATCTGTACCTTTACACCTGCAGTTGCTAAAGTTACAGCCCCACTAGAAACTGTTAGTGCGGGGTGAACAGCACCATCAACTAAAACTGCAAGAGCCTCACCCTCAAGATGATCAAGGCCACTGATTGCTGTAAAGAATTTACGAACGACCCCATCAGAGGAATAGGCAGTAAAGGCGCTAGAATTTTCTGCATTATACGCTTTACCAGCTGAAGTATACGCAGTAAATCCTGTACTGTTGATATTAGCATCAGATAAATTAGTAATTTCAAATGTATTCGTTGTTTTGTTTTTAACTTTATATGTTAAGCCATTAAGTTCTGTCATACCTAAAACATTAAAAATTCCAATAACGTCACCATTAGAGAAGCCATGAGCTGTGGCAGTAACAACACAAGGATTTGCCCTAGTTGCAGCTGAAATAGTTTTACCCCCAGTTGTAAGAACTGCTTGGAATGTATTAGTAGTCTTACGAGCTACAAAGTATGAATTCCCATTCACCTCAGTCATACCTACAACATCATTAATCCTGACTTTATCACCATCAGTAAAACCATGACCTGTGGCGGTAACAACAGGTGGGTCAGCAGCAGTAAGTCCTGAAATAGTAACTGGAGAATCTATAGTGACACCTGAATCTATAAAAAAAGCATCTTCAAGATCTGCTGGAGTATTGTCGCCTAAAGAGTTAACAATCGTACTAAACTCTTCCTCAAAAAATTCAATATAACGTTTTGTACCTCCGTTAATGGTCCGTCTAACGCACAGCCATAGTTCATCATGTGTAGCCCCAGGAATTTTTGTAATCGACTCAATATAGCCATAACTCCTAGCACCATCTACCCCCGCAATTTTATGATTATGCCAAGCGATAACTTCTTGACGCCTCTCTAATGTAGCACCAAGAAGTATGCCATCACTTCGCCGGCACCAAAGCACACTAGTTGGATCTTGGGAATATTCAAGATCCTCTAAGGTAGCGCCTTTTCCAAAGTGTTCTGCAAGAAGTAATAAATCAGGAGCAACATACGCATCAGACTCAAAGTCAAAGACAAACTCTCTAATCTTATGACCAAGACGCTGGACAAAAATCACAGTATTGTTTACGCGTGCGGCATGTGCTTGACGAGCACCATAATTTGTTTGAGGTTCAATCTTAACATTATCTGCATTAATTGCCTCAGTACGATCTTGTCTACTTACAAGATACTCAGCACCAAGAGTACCAATAACCATGATCCCGCCGTTAGTTTCAAACCAGCGAATAATATTAACTTCACCATCAGCAATTGTCACAATAATAGCGTCTGCAGGATCACCAGAACCTGGGTCCATATTCTCAAAATCACCAGCCTTACTAAACCACAATTTATTTGGATTATCTGTAGTGCCGCCAAAAACTAGACGTTCCTCAAAAAATCCAACAGCTGCTGGATATGTCGTAGACGTGGTAAAAGGATTAGTTCCAAAATTAACTTTAGTAATTGACCATGATGAGTGACCAGTACGTGTTAATTTATAAGGAGCATAAGTTGAATGAGCTAGATAAGCTGTATCTGCAGATTGAGATATATTAAAATCTGGAAGATCTGCAGCTGCAAAAGGCGAGCCAATCTCAACAGCTGCATTATCAATTAGTGAGACATCATCTATTTGTAGTGTAGTTGAAGAC